AAGCATTTACCCCAAGGTTCTTTGTCTTCACGATAACGTAGTCAATATGCCCCACCATTCGCCCTTGCGCGATAGGCATAACGAGTGATCGCCAATCGCAGGTAACGTCAAAGCCTGAGAGTCTCGCAAGCCTGAAGGAAGTGCTTTGTGTACTGGCCACGATGGGTGTGCCAAATGGAGCGGCTACCGCACCAACTGTAGAGAAGCCACCATCTGCGTACTGCGAAATACTATATGGAAAGTCTGGGGTAGCACTACCCGCGACAGAGAGTGACGCTCCGTTTACGAAAAGAATAAAGTTTTTAAATAATGTTTTTTGTTGAAAATTTGGTAAGCTCGAAAAATAGACAAGAGGCTTTATACTCCTGCCTGAAATATAACCGATGGCACAACTACCTGAAACATCTTGGTAGGCTACAAAGATAGTTCCATTAATAGGCATGAGGAACCCTATCTTCTGCACACCGACCGCCACTTCATCCGATAGTTGCGAAGTTAATGCGGCACCGTCCCAAAGATATATCTGAGACTTTGTTCTATTAGCTCCCGTGGCGTTTGTACTGTTTACGGCCACCCACCACTGGTTTGCGTTGAAGCAAACGTCAGCTACTTCTGTGGCTACACCGAAGTCGAGCTTGGTTGGTGCGAGCGTGTTACTACTAGAAACATACGTGCCGAGATACCTACCGTTACCGAAGACAAGTATGTCTTCTTTTTTAGCGACAGGGTGTGGGGCAGATTGAAGAGCAGCCATACCTGTTGGAACAGTTGAACCCCAGTCATCATCGAATGTCGTAACTTGGTCGTACTTACCGATGTCTGCTCCTGACGCTTTATTGAAAAAATAATAGACACTACCTTGAAATTCTATAACGGAAGAACCTGATGTCGCTCCTGTGATAGTACGTGGAAAAACTCCACCAGAGTTTGTCACCGTGGTAGGACTTATCCTATGCAACCTAGTTGCGGCGATACAGTAAGCCACATCTGTGGCTGTCGGAATATCCATGATGTAATTGACCAACTCTGTAATCGCCCCTGATTCTGTGCCGTTAGTAAGAGTAGAAAGCCCTGGGCCTTGAGTTAAGATACCTGGGGTAGTGACATCCACATTAGTGGCAGACGAGTACGCACCAGAACCTCCTTTCTCTGTTAAAGAATCGAGGTGAGCAGTTGGTGAGGCAGACTGCTCGAAATCTTTAAGAACGATACGGAAGTTTTGTTGCATTGTTTTTATAGTAAGCCTATTTCTCCATAATCATTTTTTTGCACTCCTAGGTTGGGCTGTTCGTCGTCATCTCGTGTTTCGTAGTGGAGGATCATATCTGTCTCTTCTTCTTTCATCATTTCCTTTAACCCATCTACTCTACTTGCAATATTTACACGGCAATAATCAATAGCTGGACCTATAGATACAATTCTGTGGAACAGCACAGGAAACCCTGGGATAGTTGTAGTGGCGTTGAAAGCAAGTTCAGTAGCACCTGTTTGGTATTGTAGCTCCACAGAACCAGCAGAGGTGTAGTTTGGTGTAGGAAACAAGTAAATGAAGTTACCGATTTTATCGTAATGCGTAGGTGTACCTGTCGCAGCCAACTGATTGTCTGTCATTTTATTTCTCTCCTTGTGTTTAATAGTTATCCAATTACCAGTAGAGTCCTTCACCCGCACAGGAGAGCCTATGCGAAGCCAAGTTATAAGGATGGCGTATTTGTTAGTTCCACTGATAAGGTTAATAGACTTGTCAATTAGTTCAGTAGCATTATTAAAATCATTGTGTTGCCAGTTTTTTGCCTTGATTATTTTTCTCGTTGCTTTCTGTATAGTAAAGTTAGCACTTCTGATAAAGTCTTTCAGAGGAAAACTTGTCGTATCGGCAACATCTAATCCACAGAGAAAAAGACAATCTGAATATAAATCTAAATCATTTGCTTCACCTGAAATTATTACCATAGTTTTTTATTAAATGTTAGCTTCAGAAACAGTGATTGTGGCTGTACCAGTACAACTCACTGTCCCTTGATATACTCCGTTCTCCATAGAGAACACAGGTGATGAAGACGAAAGAAAGAAACTATAATTTGATGCGGTCGCAGCGCGTCCATCTATCATCAAACAATATGCTGTTCCAGAAACAGCAGACATCCTAAAGTAATCTCTCGTTCTTGAAGTCGATGTTGCTAGAGCTGTAGTTGCCGCTGTAAACGAGATAGTCGATGAAGACGCTGTAGCATACTTGGCTGTTTGCCCAGTAGCTAACCCCCCAAAGTTACGACTACCACCTGTAGAAACCATGTACACCAAGGTACCGATTGTCAAAACAAATGCTAATGTGAGTAATGCTTTATTCATTTTTTTAAGTTAATTTTTAATTATTCAGTCCTAATCTTCAGCTCCTCACAAGGAAGAGCCAAAGTTAGGGTTGAATTAAAATCCTGTCCCGTATCTCTCCAACAGGTAAGTCGTTGTAGAACCAAAGCCATTTGTAGCTGCTGGTACTGCTGAACCTCCTGTAGCGTTATACAACTGAACTTCAATAAATCCTGAAGTTGTAGAAGCCTGTGATGATTTCACTATGTATTGTGAAGCCAATGTTGTAGAACCTAACAGGTTCACCATTACAACATCCCCTGAACGAGCACTTTCTACAGCACAACTCACTGAACGTGTAGTTGAAGCTGTAATTGAAAAGTTCGCTAGAAGAGTACAGGTTCCTTTCTCCTTAAAGGTATATTTAGAACCTCTTGTCCCAATTTGGATACCCTGCTGAAATGTTTGCATTTCGAGCAAAGGCATACCACCGAAAGAAACTGGTGCCTGACCACTCTTTGTAAAGAGCAATCCACCGAAGACGAGTGCTAGTAACCCTAACACTCCTAGTACGATATTTTTAGTCATATTTTTTTATTTTGTTATTTTTTCTGCTATTACAGCTAAGACATAATGGTTGAATATTTTCTACTATTTTACCATATTTCCACCGCTATGTCTTAGCTATAATGTCAAAAAACTATAACACAAATTAATAATTATGACCAGTCGCTCGTGTCGGCCGCGATCTTAATTCTGACCATTTCCCGTGCTCCATCTGCGAAAGTCTTCTTGCCGTAGCCGAGTAGACCTTTCACGATGTCTCCAAACTGGTCTGGGTCTCGAATAACCTCAATCTTTGGAGGAATCTGCACAATCAAATCAATACAACCTCTCACACAGAAGAGTGAGTCCTGTCGTCTTGATGTGAAGCCGTCTGCTGCTGGAGTCAGTGTTTCTGATACTGAAATGTCACCGAAACCAGTGATGGTTAGAGTGTCAGCTGCTGCTGAATCAACTGCTTTCAGTCCTCTTTTCTGCCACAAGAATCGGTTTTCTGCTGAAACATCTGTAAAGTCAGTGCCTGCTACACCTGCTACTGTTCCATTTGTTCCGTTGTTGTAGTTAATAAGATCTCGAATGAACGTTCGAGTTGTGTCTACGTTAGTTCTAATGTCAGCCCAACCACCTGAAGTAGTTCCTGCTGCAATTAGAGTAGAGTGAAGAGTGATAACAACACCCGCGATAGTGATTGTGTCACCATCTGTAGGCTGAGTTACCATACTCAAAACTGCTGTATACGGAAGTGAGTTACTGTAAAGAATGTCCCAACCAAAAAGGTTAGCAACTACTCCTCGTGAGTTAACACCATCTCCAAATACAGTCTGTCGTCCTGCTTGCTGAAGTTTCAACATTCCAAGGAAGTGACTACCAACTACTGCTGTTCGTCCTGCCTTTGGAGCATCGATAGCATCTAGCTTAGTGTCTGCTGCAATGAAAAACTGAGGAACTGTGTTTGTGTTTACTACTGCGTTTGAACCAGAGGTTCCACCAACATTCAATTTTGTTATCGCCAGTTTTTATGTTCTGGCTTCATACGATCTCCCGTATGTTCAGACTATATCTTTAGGATTTCTCCTTGTTTAGCATGTAGTCGTTGAGGATTTCTTTGAAGACCTTAGCAAATTTTTCTTCTTTGCCGTAGGTCAAACTAATGTTTTAGGTAATCTTGAAGTTGTTCTTTCGTGTTATTTCTGAAGCCGTAGTTTTTGTGGAACTTAATGTGGGCTTCCTCAGATAATGTTATTCCATTATCAATCGCAAACCTTAAATCTTTTCTCTCGGAGAAATTATTTATGTGATGTGCTACAAGTTTCCCACCTCTAGTCCCATATTTTTGACAAGTGAAGTCATCTCGTTCAAATACCGCCGTCCGCCACAATCTGATTTCCAAACCATTTCTAATTCGTCTATTGATTAGCGATATTCCACCTTTCCAGTTAACACTTTTTTCACCACTATTGGATTGACTTAACTTATTTCTTGTCTCTAATGAATGATGCCAGCCTGTGTGTTTCCCCTTTTTGGCTTCACTCATTTTCTCATTCTCTGCTTCAGAATGTTTTCTTCCAAGGTTTGCTTTATTTCCCTTACTCGCTTTACTTAGGTTCTCCCTATGTGTGGCAGAGAAGGGTTTTCTAGGATATAAGCCTTTAGATATATATCTATTTTACCTTAAAACTATTAGTTTTTCAAAGACCTTTCCTGCTGATTGACTCTATTCTTCCGATTTTCACTATGCCATTCTTGGCATGAGTACGAAAGACTTAACGAGTGATTCCAGCATATAGCTAAATTTTTTGACGGCAATGTTTGGTTCACCGTCATCGAGTGTCCAGATAGCATTTGTAACTTCTGCCATAACTGCCTGCTCTACCGCGTTGTTAAACGTCTTCATCATCTTGTTGGAAATATTAGTTCCAAGTTCGATAATGCTTTGTACTTTCTCTGTATCGTCGATAGTAACTCTTGATGCTATGTATGTTCCGATTGACAAAGATTCTTTTGCTCCAGTGATTGCCTGCTCTGTAATATCTGTCCCTGGTACGTACGTTACGTTATTAGGGTAAGAAATCGTTACGCGGTTCACTGTATCTCCTTCACCGGCTACCAAATTTCTGAGTGTGGTATTCGCAATCGCCATCGCTTTGTTATCCACAAAGAGAGAACGTTGCGCTTCTCGTGCCCAAAAATCCGGTGCCAAATCCGCTATTCCTGTTAATGACATTTTGGTTAATTATTATAACCAGGCAGTGTCCTTAATATCCCTTCTTTATCATCTCCGCCTTATATTTTTCCCACTCTGCACGACCTTCCGGTGTGTTCATGTTTGAATTAGGTGGACTCTCAAAAGAATACGATTTGGTACCAGCTGGTCGGTTAGTTTTACTAATTGAAGCTTCTTCTACTTCTTGAGCCTTTGTGTAGTCCGCTATCTTAGCAACTATGTAGGGGTCACGAAGCGCTGCTTTGACCGTCACTCCAGTAATATCAGCCACTCTCTTTATCTCCTTTTTAATTTCAGGAGAGTAATCAAGGTCAGCGAGAAATTCTTCTTCAAGTGACTGCTTCACAGCCTTACCTATATCAAGGGTCTGAGGGACATAGTCCTTCTTCACCTCGGCAGGAGCGGCTTCCTTTGGCTTAGTAGCCTCAGTTCGCCATTTAATCTTTTGCCCTATCGCTTGAGACATTTTTTTAGAATGTTCAAGTTCCTTGGCAACAGCTTTAGAAATTCTATCGGCATCGTCCACCTCATCGAAGCCATACTCTGAGATAACTCTGTCGCGAACTTCATCCTCCTTACTTTCCTGAAGGGCAACCTGTTCGGCTGCTAATTCTTCAGCACTCACTATTTTTTCATTATCCATTGGATATATTTGTGTGTAGAGCCATTGGCTCTTTATTTATTAAAACGAAAACCAACCCTTGAGAGGATTGGTTAATGTTCCGAGTGAAGCAAACTTCAACATAAACTCCACTGCGGGACATTAATCAATTCCCCCAAGTTGTTGAAGTTTATAAATTATCAAAGATCTATTTTACTGTACCACCAACATTTAGATAGTCTACCATAGAAACTAATAACTCTTGATTATCTTTAACCATTCCAAGAACAAGATTACATCTTCGACATATCCAACCTCGAAACTTTCCTGTTTTATGGCAGTGGTCAAAACAAATCACACCTATCGAACCACATAATTCACACTGTTCTGGCTTCTTTTTTCCAGCCGTTTGTTCTCGACAATTTATTTTATAAGTTTTCATATCGTACGAAACCCCACCCTTCCAATGATTTGATCTCTTACCGTGCATTTGTTCACTAATTAATTTCTTGGCGGAAGGATTATTTTTAAAATATCGTGTAAGAGATATCTTTATTTTTTCCCTAGCTTCCTTTGATACAATATGTGATCTACCCTTACTAACCAAACCCAACTTCCTTTTATGTTCCTCTGTCCTTATATAAATTCCTGATGGCATATTGTTTATGTTCAACGAACACTTCCACCAATCTTACCCGCATACCCTTCTGCAAGTTTCATAAAATCTTTTCCATGAGCCTCCTTGCTGTATGTACGGATAAAACCACCTTTAGCATTGTATACAGATACTGAAGATACTTTTTCTTCAGCTTCAGTTACAATTTCTTCTTCAGTTACAATTTCTTCTTCAGGTGTCATATTTTTTTTGTTTTTCATAATAATATAATTATACCACATTTCAC